ATTGAAAGGCGTATTTTCAATAATGTTTGAATATTCTAATTCTAATGCTTTATTATTTTCTTCAGCCATTTGTGCATAAGTTATTTCACCTTTTAATGCACGCTCACTATTCAATTTTTGAATATCGGATTTTTTCATAATCATTTGGCTTTCAACTTCTTGCATCTTTACTTTATCTTCTGCTTCTTTATGAGCAGCATAAAGTTGAATACCTTTATCAATTCCAGCACTAATTAACTGAGCTTGTTCTCTGGCTTGCTTACCACCTTGCAAAATCATATTGACTGCATTAGATGGATTTTCCATAGGTAAATTAGCAATTTCAGCTATCTGATTACCAAAGCCGCGAGAACCATCAGAACTGGCTGCTTCATTAAATGTTTGAGTTCTATTCGATTGTTGTTGCACTTCTAATTTAATTGCCATTGATTACCATCCTTTGCCGCCGTTAAAACCCATACTTGATTGAGAAGCCCAACCACCACCAAATCCACTTGTAGAACCTCCACCTGCTGAACCACCTCCGCCACCAGAACCAGACATCATTCCCAAACTTGCTAATCCACCAACTAATTGAATACCTGCACCTACTATTCCGTTAAATCGAGTGTTGTTAGATTGCTTCATATATTGTTTGGCTTGGAATTCGCCATCCATTTGTTCTAATCTTCCTTTTTCTGATTGACTGATATATCCATTAGCACCAGACATTAAATAAGCAACTGCATCTTGCTCTGCTAATTGAGTGACTTCATCAACCATTGCTTGAGCTGAGCCATCACCTACAACAATTCCACTTGCTGCTTGAGTTGCAATTTGTTTTCCTCTAACTGCAATTGCTTGTGCTCTAACCTGTCTTGCTTGTTCATGAGATTTATCTATAATTTGTTGAGCTTCAAAATCACTTCTAGCTCGATTTCTTCCGGCTGATTTTGCTGTATAAGCACCAGCTTCTGCTTGGGCATCAGCTTGATCTGAAGCACCTTTTGCTGACATTGCGGCAGATGCAGCCATCGCTACACCCATTACTACTAGCGGAGCACACATAACTACACCTCCCTTGTGTAAGTTTTAGAGGTAATAGTAAATCCTTTTCTTTCTAATAACTTTTCCATACTATTACAATTAAAGTTTTCTAATGGCATTGTTGTCATTATTCGTTCAGCACCTAATTCAATGCTTTGCTCAATAAAATGATTTAATAACTTAAATGCAATTCTTTTATGTCTATAATCAGACCTAACATATAACGCATAATCTGTTGTAAATAATGCGTGACCTAACCATGCTTCCGTTATTTCACCAGCTATAAATCCAATAATCCTATCTTTTTCATTTAAAAAAACATAAACCATTGGATTAGATTTAGTAATTAACCATGTTAATGCAGTTGATATTTTTCCTGCATCTAAATTCATCCATGTATGAGAAGGAACATCTGTTCCTCCATCTACATATAACATTGCTAATAATTCAGTAATATCGTCTAAGGTTGCATTTCTAATCATTTGAGTTCACGAACATCATTACTGATAATACGGTCCAGGGTAAAGGATAAGGTTGTCTAAGTTCCATATATTCATTTGCTGACCATCCTAAATTATTAACTTCTTTATCACCTGTAAATGGAACCAAAGGCGTATCTGTTGTATCTCCAAATTTCCTAAATGGGATATCTCTACCATTTATGCTCAAACCTACAGTATTTTGTAATTTCACTAATATTTTAGAAATAGACACTAATCCACCTTGTGAAGTGCCATGTTCATTTTGTATATTAGGATGTTGTAAAATCATGTATGGTTCGTATGGAATACCTACAACTAATTTATTTACAGCTTTAGAAGTTGTAATAGAACCACCTATCACAAGCTCTTTACGCAATACTTCACCATCACCAACTGGATAAACTTCTTTACCTTCTAAATGGGATAAACCAGTCCATGTATTTGTTTTTTCTACACTTGTTAATGTAATAGCAGCATCAGTAAAAATATCTTCATAATAATTAAAGAATTCAATATAACGTTTAGTCACACCATTAATTGTTCTTTTAACAACCAAATAAACAGTGTCTTGATTACTCTCTGGAATTGATGCAACATGCTCATATAAACCATCAGTTGTATGGGAACTCCATCCTGTCATGTTAAAATCTCGCATATGAACACATGAAAGTAATGTTCCATCTTCTCTGATCCACCAGCTAATATAATCAGGTGATTGAGCGAATGTTGCTTCTGTCACACCTTCAGACACTAAATGTTCAGCTAATACAGAAATATCTGGTGCTTGATTGACATCCTCAGCTACTGAATAACTAATAGCTCTAACTTTTGCTCCATCCCTTTGAACAAATAAAATTTCATTACCTATCTTAATAGGCATACAATCATTAGAACCATGATATGTTTGTGGAGCAATCCTAATAGTTGATGGCGTAATACCTGTAGTGGTAGAACCAGTCATGCTAAATTCACCGCCATACGTAAGTGGCAACATATATCTAGCAGAAGATAAATGAATTAATTCATCATATTGATTTGATGCAATAGTAAATTGTAATGCATCATTATCTTTAGCACCTTGAGTGAAATTCGAATATTCACCAGTGGTTGAACCCCATATAGTTTGGCCTTTATTAGCAGTTCCACCAAAATATAATCTTTGCTCATGAAAGGTAATGGTTTTAGGATAAATTCCTGTATGCCATGTTAATACCTTAGTTCCAGATACAGAACCAGTAACTGTCCATTCTTGTCTAGTAGCATCGTTATAATCACAAAGAATTGTCCATACTTCATTAGGACCACCATTTTGTGAAGAAATAGCGGCTATAGTTCCATTACCAACATTAGTAGGAGCAACATCGACTGGAGCACCTGCTACACCACCAGTTACAGTAATAGTAAAGCTATCACCTTTTTTAAATGCAGTTGTTCCAGAAATAATTTTGAATTTTATGAAGTGATTTTCATACCAATAATCAGTAACAGCTTTATAAGTAAAAGTTGCATCTGTTAATGTCCAATTGGTTTCATCTATTCGTGTTAGAATTTTAGGTGGATAATTGCCATGAACCAAATACATAATTGAACCAACTTGGGTATATCTAATACCAGTTAATTCATCTTCGCCATAAGGAATATTAATCTCATATGGACTTCCGCCATTTAGAATATAAGCACCATTTCTAGCTAATCTTAATTTGCCATCATTCAGCACTAACACATAAGATAATGTTCTTGAATAAATGAAAGGAATTAATCGAGATTTTTTGGTGGAATTTCTTAATTCAGCAACATACTGAGTTCCACGCCTACCAGTTGCAGCACCATGAGGTAATGGGTATGCATTAACCATTTCCTTTGCACCATGTTTATAACTTTCCAAATCAGTTCGCGAAATCATGCGAGGACTGATTTCACCTGTAGTAAAATCTGTGATTATCTGCTTTAAGCGGGCCATTAGAAGCGAACTCCAATCAAGCCATTAGCATCGGTTGGAATATCATCTTCAGTATCTTCAGATGCATCAGCCCATAGGGCATCAGCTAATTTTGATGAAAATAGTTGTGAATAAAGTTTTGTTAAATCTTTATCTCTAGTAACAGCATACGCGATTTCCATTTGAAGTTTAGCAACAGCTAATTCAGTAAAATCTGTTGTCCATGCATTTGTATCTGTAATATCAGCAATATATTTGATTTGACAAGCATCATCATTGGTTAATACAAATAAACCTTCAATCTTATAATCTTGCTGAGAATAAACTTGAATTAATCGAATATAATCTGCTGGTAATGCATATCGATAATCATAAGCATGATTTGGAGGTGTTGCTGAACGAGCTAAATTTTGACGCTTTATTGCAAAGTTCCATGTATGTTTTCGCAATAATCCGCGACGAACAGTATTCCAATGAGCATTTACAACAACAGCATTTGGTGATTGTTCTGTTAAACTTGATATAGGGTCTGAACCTAATCCTAAAAGTGCAACATTACTTATTTCGATTATCGATGCCATACCAATAATTCCCTTTAAATAGTTTTATTACACTTATTTATTTAAAGTTAACAGGCAAAAAAATAGGGCCATATGGCCCTATTCTCTTTTAATCAATTACCAAACAACTACTTTAATCAAACATATATTATCTTCTATTGAGACATTAAATTTGTTTAAAATTAATTTCTTGTTTTTCAATTTTGAAATATCTGCTAACGTGGTATCGATATTGTTTTCTTCTTCGGAAAATCTTAGGGGTATGTAGAATTCCATTAGCTTTTCATTATCATATTTTGGATGTTTTTGATATATAAACACCTTTTCAGGTATGCTATTTTCGGATGGTTCCTGAGTTATGTGTGTCTCTAACTTTCCATCTACAATACTTTTACTTTTATATACTTTTTCTATAATTTTACTTATTACTTCATGTAGAAAAGTAGGCAATTGTTCTAATTCCTCATTAATGTTCTTATAATTAATATTTAAATACATTGTTAATATCTCCAATATTTTAAATATTATTTATGAACCAGTTCCCAGGCAAAAAAATAGGGCCATATGGCCCTATTCTCTTTTAATCAATTAAGATTAAGCTTCTACTGCACCGATTTCTATAATTCCAACAGGGTCGATAACACCAACACCATGAGAAATAGAACTTGCAATATTCCATGCTTGTGAGTCAGTAGACCACTCAATTTTTGTAGTCAAATCTCTAGCCATCGCTAAACCAGTAGCTGATTTTGCAACAGCGAAGCAATGACGAGTATTGTTTTGAGCAGCACCAGCAGCATTTAGATTATCTTTAAGTAATAGATTAGAAGTAATCCAGGTAAAGCCTAATGCTGAACCAACATTACCTTCAACCATTGCTTTTACATTTTGATAATCAGCAGATGTTAGAGAAGCAATACCTAAAGCATCAATGATTTGTTTACCACCAACAACTAAAAATCTATCTTCAGGAGGAATATCATTAGAAATGAATTTCTCTAAAGCTTCTAATAATTTAGCTTGAGTTAAACCACCAGATAAAGTAGAAATATCTGTATTAGATGCACCCCATGCGGTGATAATAGATTGGTCTAATTCTTTATTGATAGCACGAATAGCTTCAACTTGATATTCTGCACGGCTGTCGATGTTAGTTTTTAATAAATCTAAATCATCAACGCGAATTGGTGCATACTTATCAACTAATGTGACAGGAACTTTAGATTGTGCAGGTGATGCCCATGCTAAATCACCATCACGAGTTTTGGAT